GCCTGACCCACCGTGCGCGGTCAACATAAACACTGACGCACCGGAAGCGATCGGTAACTCGGGAGGTGTAACCACCATCCGAGTCGGGACCATAGACGTAGTCGATCAAGGGGTACCCCGTTAGGAGTCCCCGGTCACGGCTTCGTTGTCTGGCCCTAACCGTCTCCAGTTGGCCCGTGTCATGCGCTTTACCCTTCCACAGAGAGGAGAGATAACGACCTAAATAAGCATCGTCTTCAATAGACTCGACCACCTGCAGTACTGCCAAGATCTTCCAAGACTGGAAGCCCGGGCGGTACCGTGGGGTGGCCTCATCCCACTCGCACCAGAGCGTCCCAGTGACCCCGAGGGGTCCCCAGAAACGCTTCGGAACGAGTGCCCGACACTTCTCCACCACTGCAGCCCATGGACCATCGGGCTCGGCGGAGCGGTGCCATACAACCACGTCATTGTGGAGGCGAATGACTTCGCCTATCGAACGCGGAGGTTTCTCTATGTAGAAAGGTTTCACGTCTACACCATTGTGGAAGTACGCTCCACAGCTCTCCCGGAACGGGTGACTGCCGGAAAACGTCTTCTCCCGGTTGAATTCGAAGCCACAGAAACTCATGGCCTCAACAACCGCGTCATGGTACTCTTGGGGATATATCAAATCGTCCCCGTAGACGCTGACCAAACTTGTGCTGCTACAGCACGCCTTAACGATTGCGTAGAACAGTGCGGTCTCGACCTCGAAGGTCGATCCGTTGCCCATCGAACCGTATTTCTCCCAGCGGACTAACTGCTGGGAGGCGTCGGGTGGCATCAATCCGTACTCTTCGCGAACGTCGAGCATAGGACGACACCAGTCCTCGGGGAAGAACGTGAGCACGTGGCCCACTGTGACGCTATCACTAGCGCCAACAAGGTCGCCTGTCACCAAGCAACCTGTCTTACTCCCTAGCTTTGCCAATATCCCATGATACACCTGGGCATCCGGCAGTAACAGCTTGTCTCGACACCTCTGTAAACGACGACGGACCATCGTCCCAACACCCTTCTGGAGGGCATTGTTCCAAGTGGTCCCTTTTGCCGCCGTGCGATCCGTGTCGAAACGCTTTGGCACAGTGAATACGGCGTTCTCCTCGACGGCCTGGAACTCAGGCCAGTCGCCACGCACCCGTCGAACCTCAGAATCGAGATCCATTGACGGGCACTGGCTCCATCGTCGGAAGGCTTCGCCGTAGGGCTGAGCTTTTCGCGTGATGTGGCTACCACCTTGCCACTTGTTAGAAACCTTGGAAGATCTCCGAGGAAACTCCGTTGTAGCACCAGGAGTGAAATCAACACAAGTGGGAAACTCCTCCCAGTCAAAACGACCCAGGAGGCGTTCGAGGATGCGCCGCGCACGTTTGTACACACCGATGAGGTGTGTCGGAATCCGTGCGTTCGACCAACTCAGGCTTTCCGGCCCGATGAACAATCTGTTGGTCTCAGTGCATCGTATCTCAGAGTCGAGGAGCTTCTCATACGCAGCAGCCTTGCGGTCTGCGGCGCTGATAGTCTCCGACTCCCCTTGCCACCGCTTCAACACACAGGCGTCCAAATACCGCCGCCGGAATTCCTGGCTTGTTAGGCCGGGCTCCCAGCAACGGGCATCTAGACGCTTCATGGTCTCGGAGGTGACCTCAGACATCGGCACAGGAAGTGCCTTATCTAAGAGCTTGTGTAACTCCTGAATGCCGACACGCGACATCGGAGGCAGAAACGCAACGCTAGATCTAGCCCCTTTCGAGGCGGTTTGATGATTCGATCTGCGCTTGTTCGTGGCCTTACACGGCCGTGAGCTTGGTTTCGCCATTTCTCTATCTCCAGAACGGGGGTAGATATGCCTTAGTCTACCAGGTCAGCGGGTCCTTACGGGACCAGGGTCAAGTCCTTGATACTGGACTCGACCTGGGAACTCGCAAGGAGGTCCGTCAGACGAGTGTAGACATCGGCCCGATGCGTGGCATCAGCACGTGCGTCGAACTTCACCTGTACTTCGGCGTAAGTGATGAACTTTACGTCACCACCGCAGCCACAGGCGGAGTCTTCAGGGACGAGGACCGGAATCGTGAGATTCCAGCGAACGGTCGTACGCTTACCCCCAGTATTCACCCGGCCAAACAGGCTGGAGAAACCGGAGAGCAGCGACGCCGCACGGTTCATGAAACGGGTTGCCCCGTTGATGAAACCCTCGCCTACGTAGGTGATGGTATTCAGGACGATGTTGGACATGGAATGTGCCCTCTAGTAACG